ATTGAAGAATTTATAGACAAGAATGAACTTGATGAAACCGTTGAAAATATAACAAATACTGAAAAACAAACAATCTCTGATGAAGAGATAGAAAATCTATTCAAATAATTTAGGATAAATCGCATTATGCCGGCTAACAATGCGTTTTATTATATACATAACTTATACACTTTTATTAAATTTTCAAGGAGGAAATTAGAATGGCAAACGAAACACAAAAGTTTTTAAGTTACGAAGGTCTTGGTACATATGACAGTAAAGTCAAAGCTTATATTGTAGATAAGGCTGACGCTGCCAAGACATCTGCTATCGAGGCAGACGCGGTTGTAGTTACTACAGATGTAACAACAGAAGGATATGCAAAATCTTATACCTTCACTCAGAATGGTGCGACTATTGCTACGGTTGATATTCCAAAGGATATGGTCGTATCAAGTGGTAAAGTGGTTGTCAACCCTGAAGGACAGGATGAAGGCACATACCTTGAATTGACACTATCTAATGCAACAAGTGACAAAGTTTATATTAATGTTGGTAAGCTTGTAGACATTTACACTGCAAAAGCCAATGCAACTCAGGTTCAGATTGCTATTGATTCTGCAACAAGAGAAGTTAGTGCCACAATTGTTGCTGGTGGTGTAGGTTCAACAGAACTTGCTGACGGTGCAGTTATTACTGCTAAGATTGGTGATGCTCAAGTTACAAAAGCAAAATTAGGCACTGATGTACAAGCTTCTATTGATAAAGCCGATTCTGCAATTCAGTCGGTTGCTACCGGTAAAACAGACGGTACAGTCGCTGTCGATGGCACAGATGTTTTAGTTGCAGGTTTAAAGTCTGCCGCATATGCTGAGACAACGGCTTTTGATGCGGCTGGTGTTGC